CTGCGGACTATTTAGAAAAGTTTTCATGGACACCGGACGTTCTTTATAATCCAAATCGTAAATGTGGTCCAGATATGATTTAATTCTATCATTGTTCATGGGGACAAACACCTCCGTTAGTCTGATGACCACAATTACAGTTGAAACACAAAACTTGAAATCCAGCATGCATTTCTATTTTTGTACATTCTTTACACCTACTGTACAGACCAAGTGATTTTGCATGGTGTCTATTGAAGTATTCATGAGTAGCAGGAAGTTCCCTCTTACATTTAGTACATATTTTTGTTTCCTTACACATCTTTATCACCATCGATAAACGTGGCATCTGCTATTCTTTTTTCAAGAGACTTTCTAAGAGCCTCCCTGGACCTTGGATCCAGGCCAGATGTATCATCAATTAGCCTTTTATCAATTTCCATATTACTAATTTGTTTGCTGTTCTCTTTTGGTTTGATGTCAAAGTCCCCATTTGCCATTTTATTTATAAATCCAAGTTTCATTAGGAAATCAACCACAGACTTATCTTCCGCCCTTAATTGTGACACCAATTTGATAATAAGTGCCTTATTTCTAGTATCGGACATTCGTATTTTACAATCCTTTTCACACTTTTTGCATACGTAGTGTGACTCGTCTTCCCACACATGCTCCTCAACTGGTGCAGAACAGCACATTGATATCCTTTCCAGTGGTTTCTCCGTTTCTTCCCGCAACTGCTCCATCAGGTATACTTTTCGCTGTTCAGCCCCATCCATAATATACTGAGCCATTGTAGTTCCAATGTAGAAGTCAACATCCATGTTGCGCTTTCTACGAACTTTCTTTATTATCTTTCTTACATACTCCTCAGGTACACCACTTTCCTTAGCAACTAATTCTACACATCCACGATGCTTTAGAATTAGTAACCTAACTCGTTCTTCAAGTCTCAGCTTGTCAATGTTTTCGCTCATTTGTTCCTAACGAATTTTGGTCATTGGACTGGGTCTAATAATTCTGACATTGGCTGGAACCTCACCCCTAACTACGGACGCCCAATATTCACGCTCACATTCATCAGTTTTACAGTTATTATCATTCAACAGTATTTCACACTGATTTTGAAGTTCAATCCACGTCTTAGTTGTTATGGTTACAACTCTGTGTGAATTAATAAAATATCTGTAATTCAACATATCATCATTATAATTTGTTACTTCTATATTAGTCATTCAGTACTCCCTGAATATCCTGAACTCCACATATTACAACCCCGTGTTCTTTGTTATCATTTCCGGTAACTTTTGTTCCCCACGGGACTGTCTTATCGTACAACACCCTCACTCCCGGTTTCAACTGGTCGCTTGTACCATGAAATTTCCCGTCATTACTGTAATATCCCGGACCAACTGATAGAAGTATACCTTCTGCTTTCCTAAAGTCCTCTTTTAATTGGTCGGGAAGTTCTATTGCACCAACCTTACTAGGCCCTGGAATTGGCCATATAATACACCTGTCAAGAATTGCTCTTAGGGGTGATTTTATGTTTTTCCCGTTTCCAAATGGTGTATTCATCTCTTCCCCCTATTCAACTTTTGTTGCCTCTTTGAAATTCTTTGTTTCTTAATAACTGGTTCAAACTTTTTCATATCAAATTTTTGATACGCTGATGGACACATACTGCCATCTTCCCTATTTAAATTTGCCTCTCTGCATTCACCCCTGCACAATCCACCACACGAACAAAATAAACCAGTGACCTGACGCGGTACCATGTTACTAACTCCTGAAATACACCATGTCATCAAATTCTTCCTTGGTTGGTTCCTCAAATTGCAAGTTCATTCCATTAATTACTAAACACCATGTTGCTCTTGCAAGGTCTTCACTCCCAGTTATTTTTGGATTTTTTATTCTCCTGGATAAATTTTCTTTATTCATACACCATACTCCAACTATCTTAATCAGTGGAAATCTACTATGAATAAAGTTTACTACTTTGGTTCTGTCAGACTTTTTTATATGGCATTCATCAATAACCAGGCTTCTACCAGTAGATAAAACCTCTACAATAGCTCTGTAGTTTATTTCTTCTACCAGTGGTTCAAGGACTTCGTCAAACACATACTTACCATGAAGCATCTCTCGTATTGAATCCTTGGACACTATGCTAACATTACTGTTAGAATCTGCCTTCATTCTAGCCCATGTTGATTTTCCATCACCAGCTACTCCAATTGTGATCCATACTGTTTGTTCCATAAGTTACACCCCGGTTGGACTACTTGAAGTGTTTGAAACGGATGAATCGTCTGCTACGTCTTTCTTGACTTCTTCTGTCACAGTAGTTTGATTTTCGATATTGTTGCTCTTTACTTCTTCCACTATACTACTTTTTACCTCTTTTACCATGTCAATTGTGATGGGACTTTGACAGTCTTCCAACGTTCCATTAATAATCTTCTTGACTTCAGACACCTTATCAGTAATATCATTTTGTACAATAACTGGATCATTGAGAATTCTATCCTTAACCGCCTCTACCCCGGTGACCACTTCTTCAAATGCAGTTTTCAAATTACTCTTGATCTTATTATTCTGCATTACTGTGTACACGAAAATTACCAATGATATTGTAAGACCAACAAATGCAATCCATTTTGAATACTGTGCCATGGTAAGAATTGTGGTAAGAAGTGCTGAACACCCGGCAAAAATTGGTAATGCATAACTCTGTCCCATGACAAATGCAGCGGCTGATACTGCTATACCAACAACAGCAATTGTGGTAAGCCAATCCGTCTTATAAACTAATTTTGTAACAACCATGGGTGCAGAATTAACAACGACATTGGGGTCTAAACCCGGTGTTGGATCCGGTTTATGATTGGCCGAATTGCACCCACAATCAAGCAGCATCATAACTGCACCAACTACAGTGAATAGGATTAACCACCAGATCATTTCAGATTTCATCAAATTTCTCCCATTTCAAGACGTTTCAAATCAGTTCTAACTTGTGTATCCCAATCTTTATTTATTTCATCCAGCCTATCGGCAATTGCCCTTAGTGGTACCGATTCCCAGTATCCACCATTGTTACTATAGAAAAATACATAATAACCATCATCATTCATTACCATTTCACCAACCAGAACTTGATTGATACAAACATCAAAATACTTTTCACCTTCTGGTGTAGTATGTTCTATCAAGTTAACTAGTTCATCACCACGCATACCATAATTATACATCATTGTACTTTCTCTACAATACTAGTTTGTCCCACCTTTTTTACGATAAACATAGAGTCTGCTATATTCATTAACTCATCACTATGAGTAACTATTAAAAATTGAAGCCCAAGGTCGGATGACAACTTTTTAATCATTTCACCCGCTCTCGGAATTCTTGTTGAATCAAGATTTTTGATCGGTTCATCAAGGAGCATCACGTTATCAGATCTATTGTTGGATATTGCCCACGCCGTAACACGAAGAGCAAATGATACAATATCGATTACACCACCACCAAGCTCCTCATTTCTTAACGAGTACTTTTTATCACCAATTTTCACGTAGAAGTTGGTTTCCGGTTGATTCCTTTGAACATCGTTTTCTATCACAAATGAATACGATGAATCATACACTGCTTGAAGTGCTTCAGTGACAATCTCACCAATGACATTATTGGATTCATCAGCATTCATTACACCAACGGCATTCATAACTATCAGGGATTCATTAAGATGCGAAACATACGATTTCAACTCCACTAATTTCAATTCTAAATTTCCTATGTTGTCTTTTAAAATTTTAATTTCTGCTGTTTTACTACACAGGAAGTCATCAAATTTTTTTAAGTCACTTAGTTTCATCAATTACGCTCTTTGATAGTCTGCCACGAATTTCTACCGATGTCCCTACTTCAAATGCATGTGTGTATAGTACCAGTGGTTCATTTGGGTCCATTGGAATTCTATCCAACCAATCTGAATCGGTGGTTAACCAGTACAGTGACTTAGTCTTTCCATCCGCCTTGAGAACTGCTCTTCCAACGACGGGAGACGATTCATTTCGGTTTGGACCCGTTAATAATGTCTTCCATGTTACTAATAATCTTCTTAAGATTCGCTTCATTATTTTCTACCCCCGTTTGTAACTTCCCAAGCTCCTCTACCGCCTGTTCAATAGAATCAATTCCGAATGTTTCCTTTAACTGATTCATTAATTGTTGTCTACGGCCTTCCTGCTTTGCCTTTTCCTGTTGAAGTGATCTGATCTTTTTCTCACACTCTTTTAGTTTACTAACTATGTCAGGCATTGACCTTTCTCCTGTATATAACTTTAGACATTAGGCACGTGGAATTATGTTGACAATTGCGAGTACCAAATGAGTAGTCATCCTGATACACACAGTTTACCACATCATACGGACACTGAATAATTCTACCACCGGTAAAACAATTGGCAAATCTACATCTGTTATCCGGTGGGGTTACAGTACTCTCGAATACACCACGCTTTGAAACATGAATGTCCATACTTCCATCATATAACTCCATGAATTCATGAACTAACTTCTTATAGTGAAATATAGACCCAGTTTCTGGTGTATCCGTGAAGAAATCCTGATCCGGATTGTCTAACTCTCTCATACTAAACAAAAAGAACGTTTTGCAATTATACTCTTTCTCACACATTGCGGCTGAATCAAGTAGTTCCTGAACCGTCGTATTGGCAGAAATCATGAAATTTGCATCGAATGGAATACCACATTCAAGTGCCATTCTATGAACGGATTTTACCCCCTGAAGTGAGTATAATGATACCCTGATCTTTACCCCCGAGAAGAACCCTTTATTAAACTGATGCAATAAATCCCCATTGGTATAAATGGTTGTTTTGATTCCCATGGATCGATTAAAATCAAGAATTCCACCAAGTTGTGGGTGTATTAGTGGTTCCCCACCAAGTAGGTTTACTTGGACACCACCCTTTTCTAAAAATTCCTTTACGTACCCAGTATATTCACCAACCTCCATAAAAGGCTGACTCTGGTCCATTACGTTCCTTGCAAAACAACCACTACAAACCCTATTACACACATTACAAATAAACACCTGTAATGTGTTTCTACGCTCCGTGGGAAGTTCTTCGTACTTGTACCATGGAAACTTCATTTCTTTACTCCAACCTTTTCCATAAATTTGTCTATTACATTCCTACACTCTTGACTACAGTTCATTCTATCCATGGTGGACACTAATTTATGTTTCCACCCAGTGGTCAATCCGGAATTTGCATTTCTCAATTTATGAATTAAATTTTTAAACGAATCCTGGTCCATTTTTGCGTTAATTGGTTTTGATAAATCAAACACCTCTTCCGGGGGTTTAACTGACAATTCCACTACTTCAACTTCATTAGTGTCTGTGTCAAACACCATTACAGCCGGTTTATGCTCAAGATCAAACTTAGAAATTGTACTTCTAAGTAATTGACCAGGATTAACTATGACTCTTCCATCATACTCAGAAATGAATCTGTAGTGATAGTGTCCACACACCACTAGGTTATAACCACTGTGTTTTCTAAGAAATCTAACCGGATCATCCAATTCCTGTCCTGGAAATAGTGGTCTGTTACCAACCATTGAATGAGTTACCAGGATATTATACTGACAACCCCCCACTTTTACCGGACTTGGAATACTCTCCCCAAATCCGGCACCGTACAGGGTTACATCATGTCTGGACATATCATCATGAATACTTCTACCATGTAAATTCAATAGGTTGACTACTCCGGCAGATTCTAATACTGATAGCGGGCTACTGGGTATAGTTGATGATGAATGACCCCACACATCATGGTTTCCAAACACCATGTTCAACGACCAGTGGCTGTCCTTAATTGATTTAATTATCCACGATATAGTGGAATTCGGAATTCCAGGGCCATCTGCTAAGTCACCCGTTTGAATTATAAAAGAACATCCATATTTGTCAAATATAGAAAAGGCCTGATCTAACTTTTCTTTCTGGGTGTTAATGTAGTCGTCAATTCTTTTCTCAGGGGTTTTATTGGTAAAGTGGCAATCACCTATTAAACCAAGTTTCATTGACCCCTCCAAATGGCTTCATACTCACTGGTTTCCACATAGTCTGTTCTTTCCAGAGTCACTAAGAACTTCTCCACATAATGGACACGTTGTCAACTCACTCATCAACCTATCAAAAACTGTCTGTTCAGTTGACTCAATCTTTGTTGTTTCTAGAATATGCGTTTCAATTAATTTTATTTCAATTATTACTTTTTCAAGTTCGCTAACTTGTCTTACCGTTTTATTATACGTATCAATTGAGGTGTTAATTGCCCCCGAGTCTAATGCATAATTGCCTATATTTATTATAGAGTCATCTATTTTACATATTGAATCTATGATGCAGGATAACAGTGCACACTTTTCACCAGAACTATCGCGTAATTGTAATACATTCAATGATGCTTGTATCACGTCGTCTGTGTTATCCGGAAGTGTAATTGAATTACTATCTATTTCCTGAATTGAATCAAGAATCTCTATAATTGATGTAATTTTTGAATTGCTTATATCAATGTCATTGACTAGTTCGGTTGATCTAAGTATTCCAGATTTTAAGTCATTTAGATTTACTGTTTCAAGTTCCTTGAGTTTATCAATCGTGGTAGAAACTTGTAACTTTATCGACTCCATTTCAGAATTCTTGGTTCTCAACTCCGATGAAATGGCGTTGGTTACCATATCTATTTCATCCGAATCAGTAATTGATCTGATGTACTCCGCTACTGAACCCGGTGAATCAAACACCAAAAAGTATGGGGAGAACTGACGTTGAACATTGATGTCGCTGAAACCAAGAACGTCCAACACTTGTGGTGGAACTTCTTGCCCAAATGCAGTCAAAACGGCATTATTTTCACCATTTGAAATGGTATACTTATTTTCTCTAGACCCTCTGCATCTGGATACTATGGCATTCGACTTAAACACACATACTTTTGCTTCCTTTTCTCCATGTTTTATGAACCCGTCTCCAAGCGGTCTGTTGGTCGTAACCCAGTTGAATGCACGAAGTATGGCCGATTTTCCAGAGTTGGACTGTCCAATTATAACGTTAACTCCTGGGGATAGGACAAGATCCGTACTTAGGTGGGACTGGAATCCGTGAATTTCTAATTTATTAATCATTTGGTATTATACCGCATGAGTGAATTCATTCTTCATCGTTTGTACACCATAGTAGGCCAACAAAAGTGCATCGGCACGTCCATCTAGTTTCCTACCACGTTTGGTCTTAAATTCTACTGTTGGGAATAATGAATTTGCAATTATTATGCTCTGGTCCCCAGTGTCCCCCTTTTTTCCAGATATTCCAAAATACTTTTGCCAAATTCTTGGATCCACTGTAGATGGATCCATGCCGTAGCTCATGGATACGCCCTCGAAAATACCCTGACACCGGGCCAGTGATACATTGGTCTTTACGTTAAACCTTTTCTTTCCACCCCCCATGATAATTAGTGCCTCTTCTATGAAGCATTTGAAATCATACATGGCATAGTGGGCAACAAGTGAGGAAAGCACTAATCGTATTGCACTAATATTGTACACCGATACATGTTTTTCAACCTCTTTACCTTTTTTCCCAACCAACTTGGTAACTTTATTAATTGGTGTATCCCACACACCCACGAATTTACCATCCTCGTCTATACATGCTATTGCCCCCATCAAACCTATATCCACACCAATGATTAACTTCTTTTTGTTTATCATTTCAGCCATAAATTTCCATTTTCAATATAAACTTCATCGTCATTTAAATACAGGTAGAATACTGGTTCATCCATGAATCTAAGATGTACTTGTTTCACCTTTCCATCCAGTATTCGAACAGTATTAAATTCTGTAAGTACAGCCTTTGATCTTGAAAATATTTTCAAGTACATAGGTGTACTATTATTAAATTTCATATCCTTCCAGTACTCACCATTGATAAATACAGGCAACGTCAATGGTTGATTGTTTACACCCATTACCATGTTCTTGGTTTCCTTTGTTCAGTCTTGTATACTTCCTTCCATACTCTCCACACTTCCTGCTTTAGGTCTTCTTCCCTATTCTCAGCCTCAATGGCCTTTATCCACTGAGCTTGGGTGTGTTCTTCACCAAATATCTTCACTTTCTCCATTTTACCCTTAGCACCCTTTTCACCAAGTTGGTCAAATGCAAGGAAGTACACGTTGGATGCTATATCATCCAAACCATAGTCAAAGAGGATCTTGAACCTACACTCTCGGAATGGCGGTGCTACCTTATTCTTTACAACTTTTGCTCTAACCCATATTCCAATTGTTACGTTCTTAGAATTGACAATGTTGGAATCATGTTTAAGGTGGAGTTGAACCGACGAATAGAACTCCATAGCCTTTCCACCGGATACGGTCTCTTTATCCCCAAACATCTGACCAACATTTACCCTAGTCTGATCAATACAGAATAAGGTGGTATTACTCGCGGCAATTGGAAGTATCCACTTTCTAAACCCGGATGACAACATTTTTGGCCTAGTAAGTCCGAACGTTCCCCCAGTCATGTCATTTTCCAATTCGGCCTTCGTCGGAAGTGCTGATACCGAATCTACCACAATTACCTTTGGCTTATCATTTATCTTTTTCTTTACCTTGTCTGGTGCACCCTTTTTCATAAGATTTGGATAAATAATCTGTCCTAGATACTCGTCAAACATACCTTCAATAGAATCTGGATTACCCAGAACAAACGAGTCATCATTACAATTCAGTCCATATATAGAGGCAAAATTGGGGTCAAGGGTATGTTCTACATCCGCAAAATGTGCCGTCTTTCCGGATCTTTGAGCGTATCCAAGAACGGTACATGCTAAAACAGTTTTGGTAGTAGATTTTCCACCAAAGATATGAATTACCCTACCTATGGGAATTCCACCGGGTAACATATTGGCTATGGCAAGGTCAAGAGTAGTACACCCAGTAGAGCACCATTCTTTAACCGATGGAAGTTTTACTATACTGGACGCCTCAGAAGATGCATTCTGAACTTCATTGATAATGCCATCGGTGGACTCATCATTAACTGACTCAACATTTTCAGAGTTCATACTTCTTTTTACCTATTCTTTTACTTGATTCAATAGATTCGTTAGCCGCCGCTAAAGTTAACGTAACAACCGTGGTGATCATGTAATCCAATATCAATTTGCATGGCCAGAGGCATTGATGTGTTGGCAAGCATAACTGTTACTTCGTCTGGATGACTAGACGTAGCAAACCTTTTACTATTACCCCTAAGAATCTTTGCTACAAACTTTCTGCCTCCCTACAATTCAAGTGAATGTACCAGCATGGTTCACTACCACTTACTAGTTTTCCAAGTACAAATCTCATTTACTCCCTTTCGCTTGGAATTTCTTCATCCTCTGACAGTGATTCCCTTCGCTGCTTTGCCGTCTCACGTCTCCTGGCAACAATTTCATCAACAGTAGCATTCTCAACGTGTTTCTGTTCCGTGCTCATGTTAACAGACTGTTGCTGCTGGTAGTATGCGTAGATGTATAACGAAACCAAGTCCTTAATCATGGACTTTCTCTGTTCAGCAGCGGACTGCAGAACAGTAAGTGAATCGGACAATCGCTGCGCATCAATATACTTTCTGGATGCGTCAACATGCCTTTGGTCAATTGTTACCGCCGCGTCCACACTGGACTCAGTAACCTTTGCAACCCCGAACTTTTCCGGGTTCTTCCTAACTTCAGACTCGATAAACGCCTTAATATAGTCTAATTCGTCCTTGGCAGATCTAGCACACGATTTTGCATCCGTGGCCAATTGACCAACTTCATCATATAGGACTGGTTGATTGACACACTCGGTTTCCAGGTCAAACTGATTGATTTGAAGCCTTCCACGAAGATCTGTAATTCTATCAGCAGTAATATCCATTTCATTCCTTTCCTTTATGGTGAATGGCCGGGTTGAATGAAGTTATTTACCCAACCCGGCGTGACTAGTGTTAAACACCGCGTCTTCGTCTAATTTCCTCAATCTTATCTTTAACACTTGATGTTACGCCGTTAGAAACTGGTTTGACCTCCTCGGCAACACGTCTATTGCCCCTAGAACTAACTTCCCCCCTGCTTCCTTGATCACTGGTTTCCCCGGTTGGTTCTTCACGTTCCTGGTCCGGTGATGGTCGTCTGCGGGATGGTGATACACTGTCCTGCTTTACTGGTTCATTACCTTCCCCATTGTCATTTGGCTGACTATCCTGACCAGAGTCGTCTACCCCACCATCAAATTCGGACTTAATCTGATCATATGATGGTTTGGACAACACGTCATCAAAATCCGGGATACTTGCGTACCACTCCTTCGGAATTGCTTCTGTCTTAACAAGGTTAAAGGCTTCGTACTTAGAACTAAGACCTGACCCCTTTCTCACAAATTCAATGTCTCTTCCATCAACCGGATCACATACATCAATAATTTCCTTGGTTCTCTTGTCCTTTGACAGTAGAACAATGTTACTAATAACAATTCCCGGCGCATCGTACCATCGAAGCCCCTTAGCGATTGTCTCATCATTTCTTACATCATATACAAACATTAGATAACGCCTTGTTGCTACAATGGTCTTAATTTCATCATCCGATGCATTAGCGGCCTTCATGGCTTCAATAGCTTCGCAAACCGGGCATGGCTTGTTGTACATCTTCTTAGGACACAACAGGGTTACTCCATTTGCTCCAATGTTTCGATGTACCCAAACTTCCCTGGCCCACATAACCGTGTCGTCCTTTGGAGGCATGATTCTAATAAAATTATCACTTGCCTCAGTCTTATACTTCGTAATACCAAGACGATCCAAAATTTGAGTGTTGACATACTCAAACCCCGGTCGTCCGTTTCTGCTCTTATCATATTCGTTATTAATTGCCGACTCTCTTGAACTGGCCATCAATACTATCCTCCAAATGTTTAACTTTGGTCCAGATGCGATACCGGACCATTTTCGTCTTTCTTTTGGTCTTCGTAACCGGCTGCTACTTGTCTGTATAATTCTAATTTAGCACACTCAAGAACCCCAATCGCAGCGTTTAATTTTGCGTACGACACCCCCTCTGAACTAATCCACTTGTGAACAATTCTGGTAATAAGGTAATTGAGGTCACCAACTTTCATACCCCTTAAGTCCACCGATGCTGTTAATGCCCCAGTTACCCCATCAAATTTGAAACGGTCTTCATGTTTAATGTATGGCATTTTAACTCCCAAAAATTATTATACTTCGAAACACGCCCTTGCTACTAATGTACCAAGCATTGGCTTTCCACCGTAAAACGTAGATGTTGAAAATATGGACAAGACTCTTGTCATGTCTTCAGCATCGCTCATTGAATCACATACCTTTAGCCTGTTGAATATGAACGTCATAATAGATCTTCGAATTAACTCACTATCCTCCGTAATTTTATTATACGTTTGAATTACATCCTTCCATCTTTCCCTTCTCTTTTCGGGGTACATTACCAGGAGCTTGCATAGGTCAATAACACCGGCGTCCTTATCCGTTCCCTTAACCAGCAACTCAAGTGCCTCATCAAATTCCATTCCAACAACCTGTTCAAGGGAAACTAATGCCGCCCTAGGGGACCCACCACATGTGTAAGCAATTGCCTCTATCAAATCATTGTTCACCAACAATTCCTTAATACCACACACCTTTGTCAATAGTGTTTTAATCTCTGCTTCTGATAATAGGTTAACCTCGTACTCTTGACACCTATTTCTCAACGTTTTAGTTAAGGATTCTGGAGACGTGGTACACAAAATAAAATAACATTTTACACCACCGTCTTCCATCAATTTGAGTAGAGCGTCCTGTGCCTCAGACGTCAATCTATGGGCCTCATCAAATATATACACCTTTGGTGATCCGTCAAGTGATGTAAGCTCTACGTTGTTACTGATTTCACGAATTGTATCAATTCCCCTGGTATTAGCTGTATTATATTCAAATGTACTAATATCAGTTGCCCCAAATGCCCCCGCCAAGAATCTTGCAAGTGTAGTTTTCCCACACCCAGTTGGACCCTTGAAAATAATGGAGTGGTTACGATTTTCTGGTGTCTTGGATATAAGAGACCTAAGACCGCCAACCGTTGAGCCATTTCCAACAATACTGTCAAGACTGTTTGGTCTTACTTCCTGGTATAAACTCATTAATCTTTCTCCGTGTGATCCTAATTATTCCACGTTCAATGTTCTCGCTGTCATCAAGTATTAATCCTATTCATTCCTAATTATACTCACTTCTTATAACTACTCATTTCAAACCAGTTTTCACCTATTTCCCAGTCCACATCCAGTGGTACATTACCCTGCCAATCAAACCTTTTACTAACCATGATTTCAGTTGCCACACCTATTAAGTCATCTACCTCAGACGGTTCCACGCTATAAACACCAGCATCATGAACCTCGTTTATTGCCATGGACTTAAAATTCCCAGCAATCAATTTATCATCAATTCTAGTAAATGCATCCAGGAATACATGGAACGCGGTTGACTGGATGGATAAGTTATAAAGTTGAAAGATACTTAGTGGCCCACGAATCTTACATCCGGACATTCCCTCAATGTATCCGTTTTTGTAGTAGTCCTCTATTGTTTGTACTTGCCATGCTCGAACCTCAGGAAGTTCTCTCCAAAATTCATCTTGTAACTTTTTAATGTAGTCAACTGAAAACTTTCCACCAAAGTATTTGGCTATAGCTGGGGGTAATGACCCATAAATGGATGGGAATACGAACCCGTTCTTTCCGGCATACTTCTCATCTGCATCAATATCTCCAACAGGCTTCTTGAAGATCTTTCCGGCCCAATATTTATGCGGATCAATTTTTTCGGAAATATACCTAATTAGTTCTCGTGCACCGGACGCCATGGCAATGGTTCTCACCTCCATGGATTTGTAATCGCCTTCCACCATGACCTGTCCTGGTTCCGGAATGAAAATTCTTCTAAACTTTTTCAATTCAGGATCATGCTTATAAGCATTCATGGAATTAGGCTTGACAGCCGATGATCTAAATGAATCAGCCGTATTCAACCCAAATGTTGGGTGAATCTTTCCATCAGAGTGAATTACCCTACGGTATTCAGTAATCTTCTTCCTAATTTCTGCACACTTCTTAATTCTTCTTACCGTAGCAAGTACGTTTTTCAATTCCCCCTTTGCATTTCTTGCAATCTCTTCAAGTACCCCGCTGTCCGTAGATCCGGCGTGTGTCGGTGTCTGACGATCCTTAGTCTTTTCAACCTTGAGTTCATCGTATATAAGTTTTTGAAGTTGTGGTGGGGAATTCGGATTAAAGTCCTTACCCTGTGATCTCTCAACTGATCGAACAGACTCAAATTTCCTAATGTCTTCAACACATTGATCACCCTCTTTACCATATTCATCATACAGAGTGTCCATCATCTTTACATCTATTCGTATTCCGCGTTCCTTCAAATTGGCAAGAGTTCTTAGACCCCTTGTAAACAAATTATTAAATTTGGTTAACTTAGGATCAAATGATAACTGGTGTTTTTGATAATTGTACGCACAAAGAGTCTGTCTACTATCCCACGTGTTATACTGACATAAGTCATCAAGAGGAGTATTTATAATGCTTTCTTTATTTACATCATTTTTGTATTCATGACCATTTAGTTCCATGGCTTGAAACGCCAGTCCAGTGCAGCCCTTGTTGGAATATCCAACGACGTGCGATGTAACCATTGTATCCTGGATGAAATTATTAATTCCGTGACCAAGGAATTTTCTGCACCAAAGCTCCTCCATGTAAAAATTTTGAATAGTTTTGGGGGTGGAACTTTTAACAAACCTTCCAATTGCAGATAGAATCATTGCTTGTTCTTGAAGACCAAACACCTTCTTACCGGTCTTATCGTCAATCGCAGAAATTGGAATAAAATACCCTTTTTCCACAGTATTAGATATGGACATAGACACAATATCTGCGCCATTCTCGTCGGGGTCAAGAGTGGTGGTTTCAAAGTCAAATGCGGTAACATCCTTGATATCACAAAATGAATTTAAAACCCCGATTGCCTCATCAGCGTTAGTGATGCATATATTTCCATCACGTGAGAGGGGTTGTGGAAGTGGCCTATCCAGTACACTAAGAATATTTGCAAGGTCATATGCAAACAGTAATTCATCTTTTACCGGTTCCCTACTCGTCATCCTATGAATAAAGAACGACGGATGAAACATACACCCAACCCAACAATTGAGTCTGTGATACGGAATCACTTTACCATGAAGGGTAGTTGCATTTGGCTTTTCTATGGCAGTGGATTTTAATACTGACTGTATAGCTTCTGTTCCAAGACAAATAATCATTCCGGGATTTACTTCTTCTATTTCCCTCTTTAAATTGTCCGAACAGCACCTAATCTGAAGTTGGGTCGGTACTGCATCCCTGTGCCACTGTCCTTCACCTGGGTAACACCGTACCACATTTGTACGTGAACAGTCGGCGTCCAGGTCAATTCCGTTTAGATTGCACATTCTCTTAAGAAATGTACCAGATTCCCCGACAAATGGAATTCCGTATCTATCCTCGTCTTTTCCAGGGCACAGACCAACAAATAGTATACTACGCTTGTTCTTTCCAGACCTATTAATATTTGGATGCCTGCACTTGGCCCTTAATCCACATGTTTCACACCCAAGAATTTCTGGTTCGACTTCCTTCTTTGATTTTCTAACAGTGGGTTTCTTGATTCTAGTGTTGGTCTTGACAAGTTCCTCTACGTGTATGAATGTCCTCTGTTTAGACATACTACTTCTTCCAAATTATCATCATGCAAATGACGAGGACCACTGACGAACAGTAAATGTTAATTTCCGACATTACTGCCACAATTGCACATACTGCCATGGTTGAAATTGCTCTCTCAAGTTTGCCCATTATTCCCTCGTCTGAACTAAATATACAATATTGTCAAATCTAAACAACACAAATTTTCCATCCGGGTAATACTGGAATTCGTTGCAATTACCAATGATATCCATTAGTAACGCAGGGTTTATAATGAACTCTATTTTCCCATCAACCCTTTCACATAATTCTACCGTATCCTCAATTTCACACACTGACTTATTCACCGTCTTGATACAGCAGGTAGATTCCGCAATTTCTATATTAGTTCCCCTATCCTCTTCCCCAACCCCCCTAATAACCATTAAATGTCTGGAAATCACTTCCTTGAAATCCTTCGGAAGTTTTACTACTACCCCGTTGACAGATGGAATGTATGATTCTAATTCTGGGTATTTACCGGATACCAATCTAGTACTGATGTCCATAGTAGCAAATTCAGTGTCTACCGTCAGTCTTAACGAGTTCTCGTACTTGGTTATTACTATGGAAGCGTTATCCTTGTATCTGGAAATTACCCCGACAAACTTTGATGGAACAACACAATTGATGCCAGTGCTATCCATTGTGTGTCTAAAAATTCTAAATCTATTGGTTGAAATAACATTATTGTCCTTAATACACACCCCACCAAGGATACCAGCCGTATCACCCATTGCAACGTTGCCACAGCAAGAAATTAGACCGCCTACCAATACATTAGATAACGGAGCGGATATCTCTACTAATGGACTTTCATCAGCGTTGTTATCATCTACTGTTGCTACGTGAGTAACAAATTTCATCCTTGATTTTCCAGATGACACAGTCATGGAATCATCAGAACACTTCATGATTACTTCATCAGAAGATAGACTTTTCAGAAACCCAATTAGGCTGGTTCCAATTCTGAATTTAAGTCCTACAAGTGGCTCCTTTAACCAAGCATCAACTGATACAATTCCGTCAGTGGCGGATATGGAGTCCTCGTTAAACTTGAACATCTGGTTTGCCTGTGGGGATGGCCCACTACCAGCAGCCGGTAACAGCATTTCCAGGATACTAACGAGCCTAGACCTGTTGACCTTTATTTGTGAGTTCATTATTTACCCTCTTGTGCGCGTGAAATAACGTGGTAAGAGCATTATGCTTTGCCTGTTTTGCACTCTTACCGGCTTCAGTATACTTTACTATCAAACCCTCAATAACTTCACGGTCACTTTTCCCACTTCTAATTAGGTCCTTGGCAAGTTCTAGGACACCCTTGGTAACAACAGCGGGCTTACGCTTTGGTTTTTCTGGTTCTACATTTATGACCTGGGGGTTGGCAACCTGATTAATACCAGATTGTTCTACACTAACTTCACTAATCTCGTCATTCATCTCTTGTTCTCCATCAATTAAATCCACCGGTAGGGAAAGTAACTTATCAGTTTCATCAATGCAATCAAGATACACTCGTGGGTTATCAATAGCACACTTCTTACATATCTTTCTTTTACTCCTAACTTCCGGGGTTGTAACACCAAAAAATTTGCAATCTTTACTGTTCATCAACACCCCCGTTAGACTGGTGTACATTTTCCGAATTAAACTTTATCAACTTCGGTTCAACAGTAGTATTGAAATTTATCTTTCCGGTAAGTGCATCCTCCACACCAAGTGTTGACATAGTAACTATTACAGAGGTGGCTCCGAATAGGATCCTTGTACCCTCCACCGGAACGGGATGACCATCCGGACCAGAAAGACTTCCAGGAATCATTATTGGACTGATTGAACACACCAAATCGGGGTTAATCTTAACGGTGTACTTCCTGCAGTGTATAGTCTTTCCGTCTTCATCCGGAACAATTTCCATGGCACCAAATTCAACAAACCTCATCAATTTTCCTCCGTTTCAATACATTTAACCACGTAACCCGTGATAGGACACACATCCTCACTCGTGCACATAATATCTTGTTTACTCATTGTTTCAGGATGTCTAATACCTTCGTTTGTAACACATAACATCGATTCATGTGGTGTGCTGTGTGGACAGTCATCGAACCAATCACAGTTTCCCGCACAGTTGCATATTACCATGTTAATACCCCCCCATTAAACTTTAACTGTTGAAACCATTATTATACTTCACCACTGTTAATCAATTTCATTAGTACATCATGTCCATATTCTCTTCCATATGAATCCGGATCATGTTCCTTTGGAAATTCTACTACTCTAATTGTGCTAACAAACGGGGTGAACCAACCAGGAATTGATCCGTATCCAAATTCCCTCCAGTAGTAATCCCCATCATACGCAAATATTAGCTCTTTCGGGTGCCGCTTAATTATCAAATTTCTCTGTTTATCCGTAAGGTGGGTTCCGAAGGTACACACTACGTCTTCATCAACCCTCCATGCATCCAAAACACCCTCTGTAACTATTATCCTTCCGTTACTATGTATTTCATCATATCCGTACAAGTAATCATTAATGTTACTGGTTGCGGTCTTATACTTTAAATCTGCCTTACCAGTAAGGTCCGCCGCTTGGAATGATACAATTTCTCCATTAAATATTACTGGAATTATCATCCTATTCATGAATTTCCCTACTTTGCATACCCCGCATCCATGTTTTATAACCGTTTCCACGGGTATTCTGCGTCTTTTTAGGTACGACGCGAGTAGTGGGTAATTCATATCATGTGTTACTTTGGTAAAAAATTCAGGAAGCCCGTCAAAACAACTTTTCTCGGTTCTTTTAGTTTCCGAATTACTATTGATAATCTCCATTATTACATCAATGGCTTCTTTATCGGACTTATCCGTACTACTTTCAACAATTTCCTTACAACGTTCTTCCGAAAAACCAGTGAGCTTCCTAATAAGAATGTGAAATGGACCTTTTTTCCTACACCTCCAGCACGAGAACACCCCGTTTCCCTTAAACACACCAAGGTGGTCCGACGGGTCAGGATCACCAGTTTCATCACAAAACGGGCACTTAATATTGACTGAGTCCTCGGATACATTTTTCCCGGATGTAAAATACGGGATATCCAAGCTTCTAAATATACTTGCAATTTGTTGTTTTGTGATGTTCATGTATCGAACGCGTCTTTAAATACGTAGTTACAGAGTTCGGCCAATACATCACCATGACAAGAATCCGGGGAACAGTAGCAACCCAAGCGTTTACCCGCAAGTTGATGAAGGTTGTTAAGAAGTTTTGGTTGATTGGTTAGCCAGTCTACATACTTAGTTATTACTTCTTCCCTAGTACCATCCTTACCTATTGAAAACGGGTTCCCCCCACTTATATGGTCTTCCTATGTAAACATCGTATTCTTGAAATTTGACGTTTACTACAACAGTTACCGTTTAAACCACTTCGCGTTTACCGTCTAATTTTGGAAAGTATCCTACTATTCATCATTCAATTCTCCACGCCAGCACCAAATTCAAATGCGAAATTATGCCAAAATTCAGTTCGGACTTCTCTAATTGGAACCATGTCATAGTTCAAAACACCGGTGTCAATGAAATCATCATTGAGTAAGGCTCGCTCCATGGCCAATGCCTTACCCTTGACATGATTATACTTGTCTACCGGGCTACAACTTGATTTTCCAGTTGAGATAACTTGGTCTCCAACTCTAATTTTGCAGTATGTATCAGTTCTTATACCAGTTTTCACCTTGAATGACCCGTCCTGCTTATACTTTCGGTACTTTACCTTCATGGGATTTTTAATGAACTGAACGTTAAAAATGGTGTCAATGATTTGAACTTTCATACTACCTCCAAATTCATAATGCTATCTATCAATTTTTGAATCGTTACTTTCGTGCCCTTCGCGATTCATCGGACGTGCTTGTGCCAACCACATACCCCATTGGTATAGAGACACCTTCCTCCACGCGCAGCCCCGATGCTTCCCGCCGGGTAATCCTTGCTATGTTCAACGCCGCGTTCACGTCACGGTCATGGAGAATCCCACACACTGGGCGTCCCCACTTCCGAACTTGAAGCGGCAATGATTCGAGTTTGTGCCCGCACACCGAACAGACCTTAGACATGAACTTCCACTGATCCACGATGAACAGCAGCCAGCAGTTGATTCCAAACGAATCTCTGGTTTCCGAACATCCGTGCGAGCCGCTTAGTTTGCGTCTCGTTCGGGTAACAACGGTATTTAATGACCGTCAACACTGTCAAAGTGACCCATTACCCATTTATTACATTTTACTGATACCATAGTCTTCATAATTAGTCCCACCATTTAAATACGTGCTTTTCCATAATTTTGAACATGTATTTAAGATCCTGATCACGCATATAATCTTCGTAATTTACCATGTTATCAACAGAGTGTTCTCCAATTTCAGTCCGTGTATCTTCATAGTTATTGTCGATCATTCTCTTCAAAAGCTCTGCACACACCAGCATTCTTTTGGCGTCCCTATCCGAGTTCACGTGACTACCCCACTTATTATACTTCTTTGAGTCCATTCGAAGTTTAAACTCTATAATCTTGAATAGAAAGCACCAGTCCCAATATCTATCTCGCCATATTACAGGAATCCACTTAATAACGTTACACATCTGATGGAAGTAATTTACCAAACCCCTCCAAATCTTTACATGGGGGAAACTTGGGTAGGTAAATATCATAAATTCTCTATACTTATCAGCAATAGATAACCTTCTCCCGGTTTTGGTTGAGTAGATTTTGACTGCCATTTACTATGCCCCTTTACATGCCAAGGAGGGTATTTTCTTTAGTCTCCGTTGGCCTTTAGTATACTACATGTTATTCTCGGACAGTATATTTTTCACATATTCTTCAGAGATTTCGATACTGATCGACCGTCTTCCTAATCTTTTACATACTCGATGAACGGTTCCAGAACCCCCAAACATATCAATGACCAAATCGCCCGGATTGGTAGACATCAAAATCATTCTTTCAATTAATCCTTCTGGATGTTGATTTGGTATCCATCCCCGTCTTTCCTTGTGGGTTCCACAGACTCTTGGAAACTCCCAAACATCGTCCGGAACCTTTCCATTCAGATTTGCCCGTTTATCATTATACTTTTCAAGTCTTGCCGACTTCACACGAATAGAATTAGTATTCCACACCATGTCCGGCACGGAAAGTCTTAGAATGGGTCTATAACCATTTCCACAATCCGTTTCCCGGTGTTGACCAAAAGTAAATCTCCACATGAATAATTTGGCATTATAACCCTGGAAGTCAATTCCTGAATTCAGCATTGGGATTGTGTAAGAGTGGTAATGACTCATCCAGAATGAATCTGGTTTGTGTCCCATGGCAGAATATACCACGTCCAATAGGAAATCTATATAATCATTATCTTCAAGTCTATCCCCTACCCCCCCTACATACTTTACCCCAAGATTATCCGGTGGATCAGCAAATATCATCTTGGCCCAACCCAAGGTTGGTAATACTTTAATACAATCCCCACATATTACTTTATTGTCATTCATATTACGGTCTTATTTTGAATCCAGTACATTTTAATATTCTTAACTATGGTATTCATGAATAAATTTCATTACACTCTTGACAAGGGATGATCTATCATTTCTACTATCCACCGTAGTTTTATCCACTGACCTCTTAAGTAACAGGTTAATTACTAGTGACTTTTCCTTCTGACCCTTTCTATACACTCTACCTATACACTGATCCCTAATTTTAGTTGATGCTATTGGATCAAAAAACACCACCACGTTTGCAACGGTACCATCAAATCCTTCAGATGCACATGCTGGATGTGCTATCATTGTCCCAATTGATGAATCAGTGGTAAACCTTCTTATTGCATTAATTCTATCCTTATTACTTTGCCCACCGTTTACAACTACATAACCGGTATGATTTTTATCCAATGCCTTCTGAATGATTTCAGAAGTTTTTATAAACTGATGGAATATAATTATCTTAGAACCAGTCCCATTTATAACATCGATTAATGTATTCAACTTAGGATTTTCTTTTAATACGTGAGAGTATTCTCCAAATTCGGTCTTATAATAAATAAATCCGGACGATAACTGTCTCAACATGGATACTTTTTGAGAATCATTTGACACGGTGATCCAGTCATCACCAATGTGAATTGGCAGTCCATCTATAATATCATCCTGTAAACTTTTAAATTCACTAGAGGGGTCTAACCATTTATCCACTTCCTGAAGCTCTGGAAGATCAAAACATTCATTACGTTCAAATGATATGGTAGAATCTCTTAACCTATTAAGTATTTCTACGTCTTTTCCATTCTTGATTTTCCACTCGTATCCAAATTTTGGCTGATTGAAATATTTACTTCTATACGCAAAGAAGCTATTACCAAGAGACTTTCCAAGGTCTAAGGTGTAATATATATTGAATAAATCGAGTAGAGATTTATCCACCGGGGTTCCGGTCATTCCAACTACCATTCCTGTTCTTCTTGACAACTCAACACATATAGAAGACTGCAATGTGGTATAAGCGGAGCATCTATGAATTTCATCCAGAACAATACAATCAAAATCATGTGTCATCTTGGCTGGATCTAACACCCACTTTTTCTTTCCCCCACCTATTGGAGCGAAATTAGCATACACACATTTTAGCCCATCGTAATTAATAATGGACACATTCGCTGATTCACTTAATTCCTTAAGTCTTTCCTCGTGTGATCCAATTATGAATTTGTAGCTAAAAGTAGTAAATTTTTTAATGTCTCTTTCCCATGCATCAAATGCTGATACAGGACATACCACAAGAACCCTTTTTCTTTTCCATAGTTTTAACGTTTCCAACGCAGTCAGGGTCTTTCCAGTTCCAATTCCATGAAAGTAAGCTACCCTGTTTCTGGTCACCGCAAACACCAACGAAATTAACTGGTGATTCATCAACCCCTTGTTAATGCCGCTCCCGTTAAGAATGTAGTCCAATTCCTCCTTACTCAAATTTTTGTAATCCATGTAGTCAATCATGCTATACTTAATCCGTACAGGACAACTGCGGAAATCCACGCAATAATTACAACTGCAGCTAATCTTTCCATTTGTATCAGTCCTTTAACAATTAAATAACATCCTCTGGGTCTCCAATATCCAGATCACGTAACCCACTTTCCATAATTAAAAACTCTTGACTTTTGTGTTTCAAGCATGACCATGATCCATCCGTCTGTTGGAACCACACAACCACACCCTCTTTTATGTGATTGGCGAGTGCGGAATTACCATGTACCAATTTTGTACATTCATGTTCCAAAAGGGTGGATCCATCCGACGCGAGATAAAACTTACTCAGAACAATTGGACGCATTAAACCAAGCTCGTCGGCCCTACGATACACTTGTTCCCTTGGAAGGTCAAACGTGAAATTATCTGGGGTGGTGATTGTTACCCGATACAGCATAACTTTGCAACTAGGACCATTACATCCGTATGGGAATCCTTTCTGGATTTCCTTTCCATTCATATCCATTCCAAAAATCTCATAGTATACAGTTTCTCCTTTATGAAGTAGTGGAACAAGCATCTTATGAATGTGACTCCTTGTTCCACTTATATGACTGGTAATGTTGTCAACCCTACGAGTTCCAGACAGTACTAACCATTCTTCCTTTGGCAACCAGAACTTGTACCACGGACGACCAGTTTTAACTAGCACATTACCGGTACGACCAGAGGTTCCATGAAGCTTTTCCTCAATCCAAACTACACCACTTGGAACCTTACCAATTTCCCTCATTAGTTGTTTGGTATCCCAATGAGTGTGAAACATATCAGACCGAATGACAAATTTCTTTTTATCATGGTTTCTTGACCCAGGTTGACCGGGCATGTTATTTGGAATTACATACTTTTTACAAATTTCAACACCATTAATACTAGTAAACTCGTCACCAACCTTGAGCTTTGTCCAACATGGTGTTACAGTATCAGAGTTGTTGGCGACAAATAATGAGTCCAATGGAGCAACGTATCCATTACTAATTTCACCACGAAACTTTTGAGCTTTAACACGTCCATTAGACCCAAAGTATCCTTTTTTCTTGGTATCAATATTTAATTCTGGATTAGAATATAAATTATTAGCTTTCAGGTATTCATTCGATAAACATAAATTACTATCAAAATATACAACTACGTTACCATCTTTAGCATTAGAATCAACAATTACTTGATTCCCTATGACAGTTGCCAGTTTGAGACGATCCGCGTTTTGATGCTTTCTAACATTTGATAAAGTCACAATGATGGCATTATTAGTTTTATCTTTCGTCAGGTTCATAATATTACCACATAAGTAGTAGTTTTCATAATTTATTCTTATTAATTGTGGTCATCACTTTGGTCGTCATGAAGCTTCAACGGCCAGGATCTTAGACAAAACTGACCTATATTAAAATTAGTAGCAAGAACACACCCAAAATCCTGTGGTCCGTGTCTATTGGCCAGAATAATCGCTTGCATCCTATTTTGACTAGACTGTATCTTGGTTCTTGATATACCTATTGCCAGATCAACATTTCCAAGCTTCCTAATATCCTCCGCAAAATCCTTCTTCCCAAGAACCTTCTTTTCCTGTGCTTCACGGGTGGACTGACTGACCGTGACCATCAAAAGCTTGCGTTCGTCCGCAATTCCCTTACTCTGAACATATATATTATCAATCTCATTTCTTCTATTATCGTCGGATGATAGCCTCATCTTTTCAACATAGTCATTAAGAATAATGTCCGGAGTAAATCCCTCAAATGTTTCAAGATAATCTAGGTACCTCCTAATTTCATCCATGGTACAAAAACCCATTGGATACTTCTTAATTATTAATTCCCCACCGAATCTCCTTACCTTTTTTCTAATCTGAATCACTCTATCTTTTTCAAATACGGTACCAACTCTAATGTTTTCTCTTGAAATTACATTCCCAGAATCATCCAGGTCCTCTACTTCTGCGTATTCATCCCCGTAACTCTTTAAACCACCAAATGACATGTCATATCGCATTTCCGTATCTTCTGCTGAATTTTCATGGGAAATATGAAGAACTTTCAGTCCACGAAGCATTCCCTCTTTACCAAGAAAGGAACAGAACCACGATTTTCCACCCTTAAAATTCCCAAGTAAACACACAAAATCGGTACGGCGCAAACCACGTGGTAGCTGGTCATCCAATTCATTGATTCCAAGCGGCATCAAAAATTCATTTCCATCGCTTTCCCCAGTGTAGTAAGTTGGCGTGCTAACTGATAGGTATTTTAACCCAACTTCCTCTCTTTGAATTCCTGATTTTAGAGCAGCCTGCATTAAGTCTCTAGCAGCATCATACTTCCCCTCTTTAGTAAGTCCCACAAACTTAATGGCCGCATCCTCAAATTCTCTTGCTCTAACAAATTCACTAATTCTGGATGTAACGTAGTCCTTATTGGGTGGGTCCATTTCTTGAAGTCGTTTTAAGTACTCGATATACGGACTACTTTTATCATTATCCTTTCCGTCAAGAAATCTAACAACCTCATCATGGAAATGGTCACCCGGTGCCGTTTTGAACTGGTCATAGTACGAATAGCACAAATTAATTATGTCCTCCGTGACTCTTGATGAAAAGTGCCTTGGCTTTACGGAGTTTCTTACTATGGATAAGAATTTGGCATCGGTTATTGCCAGAAACACAAAGTCATCCTGAATTCGTTGGGTTATAAGGCTACTCATTACATACTTTCCATAGCAATACCAGTATCATGGTAATTATGAATATTTTAAACAGTACCATTTCCATAGTTGCGTTTTCCAACGGTGGGTGAGGGATTCGAACCCCCGGTACCTTTTGGTACGCCTGCTTTCAAGGCAGGTGCGATAAACCGAACTCCGCCAACCCACCAATTAGGTAATTATACTAGAAAATTAATAATTATTCACACCCTAATCCTGAAATTGCCTGTGGCATTAGTATTTCCCATGTATTCTTACTGCATAGGTGTCCGGGGAACAACGTTTCGCCCTTATTTATGTAATTCTCATCAAGACAATACTTTAAACATTCTACCGGATTCACATCACTCCCCAAATTTCTAGCCTTAAAGAACTTTACCATCATCCTTGATGCTTCAACAAACTTACTCATTTGATGTGGCTCTGGACAAAATTCAGTATTATTTACAAGAATAGAATACATTCGTATGATTTTATTAGTAAGCTCAACATTTTCATCCTTATCAACATTATTTCCAACAGCACGTTTACACTTTGACGACACGTAATTACCAGCAACAAAGTTATTTGGAAGAAATTGCCACCACTTTTTAGGGGAGTCCTTCGCATTTCCATACTTCACCGACAAAAATGTTGATAACGGCCATACATGGTTCCAAAAGTATTCATCACTACTCAAAATCGTATGATAGTTATCTATGGCGGAACAAATCTCCTCAACGGAGAATTTTTTAAGAGCATCAATAATGGCGGTTTTTATATCATACGACAACTTTACATGAGATTTCCAACCTTCACCCTTGTAAGAATTCCAAAAATCAAATACCGTTTCTACCTGTTTTAACTTTTCACTCGAAATAATGACCACATCGTCTTGATTATTATAGTTAACATCCACCTCCCTTTCCTCACAAATTAATTCATTTTCAATTTTGACATTCTCAACTACTAATACTTTTTCTCCGTCCAACACCCTTTCCACCAAGACCCCGTGGTTCTTTAAAATTTCTATTAAGGATGATATAATACTATCCATTATCATTTCCTGGATTGATAAGCTCCAGGTCAAGTACTACTACACTTAGCACTTTTCCATTACTAAGAAGAATGGAGGATGATTTAATTTCCTCTTCCATTACGTTTTTATATGCAACATACTCATTGACAATTTTTGACTTAATACATATTGTCAATGTTCTATTTTGAAGATTCATATTGGTAGCTATTACTTCTGTGTCACCAATTGGAATGTCCTCGGATAGAACACTACTAAGAATAGTATTAGCAACCAATTCAATTGGTACTGTAATTAAAGCACAATCACTAGAAACTTTTGATTCGTAAGACATTATTTCACCAGTTTAATGGACACCGTTGAAATCATCAAACATACAGTTATATCCCTCATCCGGTGAATTCCCATCAGTGGTACCACCATCAAAGTTTCATCAAAGTCTTCATCTTGGTGAAGCATTTGTCAACCCCCAGTTATTATACTTAATTGGTTTAATTTCATTCATTTCCTCTACGGACCCAAAAGGTCTGTTGCAATACCCTATGACCTTTTCATGTCCATAATGTTCATCCGAAATAAGGAAATACATAATTACCCCTTTATGACTGCTAAAGGTCTAGGTTCTATCTTTATTTCCACCAAGTCTTTTGATTTTTCATTACTGTATTTATAGACTTATAGGCACCGGGGTCTTCGTCTAAATCAGAATTATTTCTTTCTAGTGCTTACTGGAAACCCGTTACAATCCTTTTTGAGTTTCATAGTGGTCCATCCCGGACTCGAACCTGGAACCTATCCCGCGTAAAGGGAACGCTCTACCATTGAGCTAATGGACCAATTTGTAATTTCAAGGTGACCGATGGGAGTTGAACCCACAACCCCGAGATCCACAGTCTCGTACTCTAGCCAATTGAGCTACGGTCACATAGCTCCTGGAGGGAATTGAACCATCATACTCAGCTTGGAAAGCTGACATCATACCACTAGATCATAGGAGCAAAGATTTCATTAGAATTACCCCATTCGTAATTTTTTGCATAGTTTATCTTTTTACCCTGTCCATTTACAGTTTGTTTAAATCTTAAATTTACATATGACTTTTTATTCCAAATTTCTGGTTCAAGAACGTAGTACTTCCCAGTTATTGGTGTATAAACTATTAGAACATCTACTTCATCAGATGTATAAAATCTCTTGGTATGTTTTCCATACTTATTTCCACGAGGATATGATCCAGATGACAAACTAACACATATACAATTACCATCTTTAGTGCAACTACATTCTTTCACCTGGACCCTTAGTATCTTACTTCCAAAGTCAAATAAAAGATCGTACCTTCCCTCAAACAATGGTCTTGATACAAGTATACCATTTTCTTGGGCCTTTATTGCAACTCTGAGTTCTGTTAATTTTGACATAGTGGACCCTACTGGATTCGAACCAGTATCCAAGGCGTTATGAGCACCCTGCTCCAC